AGCAAGAGCTGGAAAAAACTGGAATTCTTTTAGATAAGGTTAAAGATAGTATCTTAGAAACTTACTTAGCTAAAGCTAAAGGCAAAACAAAAGAAGAACTATCTGCACTTATGGACGAAGAGAAATGGTTTAATGCTGAAGAGGCTAAAGAGTATGGATTTATCGATGAGATAGTAGGTGAAGTAGAAAATCTACAGAATGTCAATAATTTACTAATTGTGAATAGTTTAGCATTTGACATTTCAAAATTTAAGAATTTCCCAGGTTCTAAACCTACTGAACCTGTAACAGAGCCTACTCCAGAGCCTACTCAAAATGCAGTTACAAATACAGAAGAAATGACTGTAGAAAAGTTTAAAGTTGATTACCCAGAATTGTATGAAAACATAGTTAATTCAGCAGTTCAAGGAGAAAGAAACAGAATAGAAGCAATTGAAAATCTTGAAATAGCGGGATTTGATGATGTTGTAAATACAGCTAAATTCAAAGAACCCGTTGATGCTGCAAACTTAGCATTGAAAATATTAAATATCAAAAAAGAAAAAAACAAAGAGACTCTTAAAAACATACAAGAAGAGAGTCAAGCAACACCTGTTCCTGTAGCACCAAGAGCTGAAGAAGGTTCAGGAAGTGTTGTAGGAATACCAGTAATTAATATTTTAAAGTATATGAATAAAAAGACAGGAGGTACAAAATGAGCTTTATAGAAAAAGGTAATGAGTACGGAGTTGACCAATTATTAAGTGGTACAGGTCACAAAGTTATGGAATTAGAAGTACCACAAGGGAAATCAGTTAAGAGAGGGCAAGCAGTAAATGCAAGCGCAGAATTATCTGACGGAACAGATTTATTTGGAATAGTTTTAGAAACAGCTGATGGAACTACAGCTAAGACTAAGACAACTGTTGTAGTGTTTGGAGAAGTTATTTTCGAAGGACTTCAGTTAAAAGCAGCTACAGTAAAAGCTGATTTTATTAAAAAAGCTAGAGAAAAAGGAATAATAGTAAAAGAATTAGGAGGTAGATATTAATGGCAGTATTATTAGAATTTTTAGGACTATATGACCAGTCAGTTATAAAACCAAAGACATTCATTAGAGACATGTTTTTCTCAAAACATGAAACTCATGAATACCCAAAATGGGAAATTGAGTATAGAAAGGGAAGACAGTTAGTAGCACCTTTCGTATCTGAATTAATACCAGGAACAGAAGTAGTAAAAAGAAGTTATGCATCTAAATACTACAGTGCTCCAAAGGTAGCACCAAAGAAAACATTCTCTGCACAAGAAATTTACTTTGCTAAGTCAGCAGGAGAAACTATCTACGGTGGAATATCTCCAGAAGAGAAAAAAGCCAAATTAATTGGAGAAGCTTTCGCAGACTTCGAAGAACAAATCTCAAGAAGAGAAGAGTTAATGTGTATTGACTTAATGTTTAAAGGGTCAATAGTAGTAAAAGGAGAAGGAATCGAAGACAAAATAGAATATGGAACAGTCCAAGAAATTACTCCTACAATATTATGGAATCAACCAAATGCAGATATTTCAGGAGATATAGAATCTGTAATAACTTTAATAGGAGAAACTACAGGCCAAAAAGTTGAACACATAGTTATGGATCCAGTCGCAGCAAGACTATTTACTCAAAATGAAAAAATAGCTAAATTACTAGATATTAAAAATGCTAATTTTGGGCAAATAGATCCTAAAGAGTTAGCAAGTGGAGCTATATATATTGGAACTTTAGCTCCTTATAATATCCCTATCTACTCATACCAAACTCAACATTCAGTGTTAAAAGCAGATGGAAAAACATATGACACAGTGAAAATGATTCCAGAAGGAAGAGTGTTATTTGCACCATCTAACAATACTTTACACTATGGACCTGCAGCAGATATAGCTAAAGGGATAATAGTTGCAGAAAGAGTCCCTTTTGAAGATGAAGATACAAAAATCAATACTCTTGAAGTAAGAACAGAATCAAGACCTTTACCTGTTCCATTCGACATTGATGCTATAAAAGTTTTAAAAGTTAAATAAGGAGGGATAGCATGAAATTAAAAGTTAAACAATCACTGATTTACTGTGGAATAGTTTATAATCCTGGTGAAGTAGTGGATATCTTAGAATCAGATATCATAGAAAGAGTTAAATCCCTTGAACTCGTAGAAGCTGAAGAAGTTACTGAAGAAGCTGAAAATCTCGAAGAAGTTGAAGAAACTACTGAAGAAAACACAGAAGTTGAAGAAATTAATAAAAATTCAAAAAAATCTAAAAAGGCATAACTATGAGCTTTAAAGAAGAAGTTACTAATGACCTTGCTAGTGTTTTTTTGAACTTAGAAGAGTTTGGAGATACACATACTATAGGAAAAAAAGAAACTGTCTGTGTTATCGATGAGGAGAGATTTCAGAATAAGCAGAGAAACAGAACTAGATCTTTAGAAAATGACGGGCTATTTATTGAAGGTATGACTCTATTTATAGAAAAGTCCTTCTTTAAATACCCACCTCATTCTGGAGAAAAAATCTTAGTAGATGGTGTTAGATATTTAGTAGAAGAAACTAAGGAAGACATAGGTTTATTGGAAATAGACTTAACGAGGTATGATGAAAAATGATAGGAGTTAAAGTTGAATCTACTGGAAAAAATGAAGTTATCAATACTCTAGTAAAGTATGAGAGTGAGTTACCGGGGTGTATTTCAAGGGCTATTAATCGTTCACTTGAGATGGTAAAAACCGAGCAAATCAGAAAGACAACGGAGTCTTATTTTGCTCAGAAAAGTAAGTTGCTTAGTAGTGTTAATATATTTAAAACAAACAAAAGTAATTTAACTGGTTCTATCATAAGTAGTGGTAGAGTTATAGGGTTAGACCATTTCAAGCTAAATCCTAAGACTAGGACAAAAGGAAAAATAGTTCAAGCAGCTGTTAAAAAAGGTGGGTATAAATCTTTACCAAACGCTTTTATAGCATACAAGAGTGGACATCTAGGAGCTTTTGAAAGAACTGGTAAATTCATCACAAAAAATGGTAGAAAAAGAGAAACTATTAAAAGACTAATGTCAGTTTCAGCACCTCAAATGCTTGGTAATTTATCTATTTTAGAATATCTACAAGGCTATGCAGATGAAAAATTCAGAATGAGATTAGAGCATGAAATAAACAGGGTGATAGGGTTATGATTATTGAAGTAGAGCAACTTATATTTGATTTCTTGACAGAGAAATTGAAAGATAAGAAAGTTACAGTATATCATGGATTGTTACCAGAAATTAATCATGAAGATAGAGAAGAAGGAAAGAGCGAGAAAGACCTCTTTCCTTTTGCTATTTTAAGGGTTACTAAGTTTGAGCAGACTAGGAATGGGATAGATAACTATGATGTACCAGTAGATTTAGAAGTGTGGATAGGCACTAAAATGGA